GAAGCAGAAACAGCGTGGTTTCATAAAGTTATTTATGATTATCTCGATAAGTGGATAAACGGAGAAATAAAGAAACTCGCAATATTTATGCCACCTCAGCACGGAAAGTCGAGAATGTCCTCGATAGTTACACCTGCTAAAATCTTGGGCCAAAAACCTAAATCGAAAATCGTTGTTGCTTCCTACTCCGACACGAACGCCTCGAAATTCAACAGAGCGTGTCAAGATATTATCGATAAGGAAGAATTCAGAGAACTATTTCCAAACGTATTACTACCGGCAAAAGGAGTAGAGAGTACAAACGAGTTAAGGAATAACACCTTTTTTGAAACGATAAAGCATAAAGGATATTATAAAGCCGTTTCAGTAGGAGGTTCATTAACTGGTTTCTCGGTAGATTATGGAATAATCGATGACCCAATTAAAGATCGTAAACAAGCGAACTCGAAAACCTACAGAGATAACTTATGGGATTGGTACACCGATGTTTTTAAAACTCGTTTACATAACGAATCAAGTCAGCTTATGCTTTTTACTCGATGGCACGAGGATGACCTCGCTGGTAGGTTATTCGATCCGAGAAACGAAAAGTATGACGAGGAAGAAGCGAAAGAGTGGACTGTTATCGCAATTCCGGCTTTAAAAGAGGAGCAGCCTCCGATTAAATGCGCAATCGATATAGGTGACCCACGAAAGGTAGGAGAAGCATTATGGCCAGAGAAACATTCAGCTGATAAATATATCCGTAGGAGAGAAAAGAATCCGACCTCTCACGCTTCTTTGGACCAACAGCGACCGAATCCGTCAAAAGGAAATAAGATAAAACGAGATTGGTTTAATATCATAAATGAAAACGAACTTCCTTTTAATCCTTCCTCCGTAGCGAAAGATTTTTGGATTGATGGTGCGTTTACCGAAAAAGTAGAGAATGACGAATCAGCACAAATGGCTTGTTCTTTCCATAAAGGAAACCTTTACATTTTCAACTGTCACGGAGTACGAAAAGAATTAAACGAATATCTCGAGTACATAGTGCCTTGGTTTAAGAATATGGGATATAAACCGACCTCGAGCGTATTTATAGAATTAAAAGCCTCCGGATATGGATTTTATTCGATGCTTAAATCACCGAAGTATGGAAGTAAGAACTGCCGACCGATAAACTCGAATACAGTAGCTTATGGGAAAATAAACCGAGCGGAAAACGCACAGCCAACATTAGCCTCAGGAAAAGTATTTCTTGTTAAAGGAAGTTGGAACGAAGCATTTATTGACCAGTGCTGTAACTTTCCGAACGATTTACACGATGATATGCTCGACCTTCTTTGCTATTCGATAGACCACTATTTTATACAAGACGAAGATGTTGACGTTGATATTGATTAAAGCATCTAAATAAAGCATTTAAAAACATCTAAAACCATTTATTATGAAGAAACAAAAATTTACCTACGAAGCCGTTGTTAAAGATATTCACGACGGAGACACGATTACAGTTGAGTTCGATCTCGGATTTAATACGAAGTTCACCGAAAAGATACGATTCTATGGAATTAACGCTCCGGAACTACGAATGAGAAACGAAAAGAATAAACTCGTAGAAAACCCGAAAGGAACCCAAACACTCGAGGAGGTTAAAAAGTTCTTGAAGGTAGGAGATACAATTGTAATAGAAACAATCAAGGATAAGAAAGAAAAGTTTGGGCGTTATCTCGGAAACGTTTATGTAACTGTCGGAGAGGAACAAATAAAACTTAACGACTATTTACTCGAGAAGGGATTCGCAGAGAAATTAACATACTAACAAAGAGCCGGATTTATTCCGGTTTTTTTATTCTCTAAACGGAAAAGAAAAACTTTTTTAAAAAAAAGTAAAAAAATATTTTTTTAGAAAGTTTTTTTACTTTACCTTTGTCATATCAAAATAGAAATTAAACAATTAAGTTATGGCAAAATTAATTTTAATTCCGAGTTTCCCAATCGATAGAGATAAGATTGACACCCTTTTGGGAATTAGCGATTTTTCGGCAGAGTTCGACCATTTTAATAACCGCTTCATATTCGAGGAGGAAGAAGAAATGCTTGACGAACTCGAGAGAGAAGTAACGAACTATTTAAACAACTTTCCGGTTAATTATAGATTTGAATCAGAAGTTTAATTTAAAAGCGAATAAGTTATGAACTACGATGATTGGAAATTACAGACGAATCCCGACGATGAACTCGAATATGACGAGGATGGAGAAGTATTATGTTGCCCTGTATGCGATACTCCTACAAAGGACGGAGATTATTGTTCAAATAGATGCTGGAAAGCTGATAACGACGATTAAATATGGTTCGTTTAGATAAGGAAAGACAACAGGAACTTGAACCGCAGAGAATTAATTTTGCGGTTCAAAAACTCTCCGAAATAGGAATCGAGGTAACTTCAAAAGATAGTACCAAAATAACCTTCGATTGGAAAGGAAATAAAATAACCTTCTTTCCATATTCCGGATGGCATACCGGAAAAGGAATAAAGGACGGACGTGGAATAAATAACCTTTTAAAACAATTAAAAACACATTAGAAAACTAATCTATTATGAAAAAGCTAATCAGTAAAATTTACAAATTCTTTCTCTCTATCGTAGAGGAATGCACGACACACGATGTTTATTTATATGTCGGCTCCCATTTAGTTAAGAAACAAACTATGTATTATGTTCCTCGAGTAGGAGACAGAATTCAGATAAACGAGGAAGATCCTCGAGAGTTAATGGAAGTTCAAAAAGTAACTTCCTCTCCGGCTGGAGGAGTAATTAATCTTTCTTGCGCCTTCGTAGTAAAAAACTCTGGGAGCCGTCCGGATTTATCTTATATCGTTCAAGCGAAAGAATCTGATTGGAATATCGGAAAGCACGATAATATGATAATCGATAAGCGTTACAAAAAAGCGCATAGAAAAATATCCGATTTGGTTCAAGTAGCGGAAATGTATAACGACTTCCTACTCGGTAAACACGAAGAAGGATTGCCATTTCAAATAGTAAACAATCTCCTTAACGAATTAAAAGAGGAAAGCGATGAGTAAAGCGGACAAGAAAGCGATCGAGCAGCTTCAACCTTCGATAATAACAAAAATCTCTCAAAGTATTCTTGCGAATCAAATCGCATATAACTTCCTTCACGAGATTCAATTCACGCAGTATAATAAGCATCGATTAAAAATGCTATTAAAGCAAGTAAACGAAGAACTTGCGAAAGCCGAAAAAACCGAATATGATTTACTCTATGATAAAAAAGAATCAGCTACAAGAGAAACTTATTCAGCTATGGAAGAAATGGTAAAAGAAATTTCCGAACTTGGGTTATTCCATTTCGATAATATAAAAGAAATAATTCGAGCGTATAAAAAGAATCCCGCATCAGATATGGGAATAGCAAAAAAATTAAATAGATAATTCGATTTGTTTTTTTTATAACTTTGCCCTAACTTAAAACTTAAAATTATGAATATCACAGTAACTAACGGAGCCATACAATTAGATTATGCTGACTCCAGCAAAACGCTATACAAAGGAAGTGTTTCGCAAATAAACGTAAGAGAATTCAATATGTTAATCGTAAGCGAAGAAGAAAACATAAATGTTCCTTTCGCTATGATAGAAACTATTAACGGAACAACTCCGGCAGATATGCAGGAAGTAAAAACGATTATTGACGCAAATTTTAATTCGGGTGGAGCGACACCCTCACTTCCACAAAACCAAATAGATGCTTTAAATGCAAACCCTACATTAAACGGTAATAATGCTGTTGCTTCAATTGAAGACATCTCCAATAATTATGTACCATATACAAATGCAACAAATGATGTTGATTTAAATGACAAAACTCTTAAGTCAGCTAACATAACTATTTCAACTTTAGGTGGTAATCAACAAATAGCACAAAAAACAACAAATGTTAATGGAAATAGAATAGCTGAATGGCAAGATAAAGATTATGAGGGTGTTGCAGATATTACAGATATTCCTGATATTAGTGGTTTTTTAAAACTTACAGGAACAGAACTCAATAACCCTGTAACAGGAACAATAGAAATGGATACAAATTTGTTATATGGAGATAACGACCTTGTACCTAAAAATTATGTGGATGTAACAATAGATGATGCACTAAATAAAAAATTTACAATCCCAAAAAAAATATATAAAATAAAACCTATATTTTTAAAATATGTAGCAAATAATGCTTTAGATAAAAGAACAAAAGAAGGTTGGTATAAAGGGATTTCTACTAAAACTATCAATAATGTTGAGATACCATTAACAGCATCTTGGAATAATTCAGTTTCTTTTACAGATAGCGTTTATGTTAGAATTGGTTTAAATGGTACGTTTATACATACAGAAGAAATAACTCTTAAAAAAATGTACCTTCAAGGTATAGTAAGTAAATCAAGTGTAGAAGGTTTAATTATGTACAATGTTTCAATTCCTGAAATAACTATAAATCAAAATGATGTAATCTATGTTGGTTTAATGTGCAAGAGTGCAACTGATAAACTTGGTTTTGTTGCTACATCTACAAAAACAGATGAATGGGTAGATGGTTGGAGTACACTTTCAGACACAACTGATATTAATACATATAGTAATCCACCAGTACATGTAGCAAATGGTACTTGGGCGTTATCAATATACTTTTCTCATATAAATGGAACTGAACAAATCAGTTATGATGCTTTTGCTAAAATAAGAGATAATAAGACATTTAGAGGGAGTTACAATATTGTTTTAAATTCTTTATTTGCAATAAAACCAACTGCTAAAGTGTTAATGATAACACATCACACCGAAGATGGCGAGTTTAAAAATAAAGATTTAAAAAAGTTAATAAACCAACAACTTGAAATAGCTAAATTTTGGAATATTCCAATAGTAAACTTAGCTGATAATTTGGGTTGGGTAAATAAGGATAATGTTAATACATTAATTGCCAATGTACCAGACATGATACACCCAGCAAGTAATTCATCTTTAACATCAATTCAAGATATTAAAAGATTAATAATTCCAGTAATAACACCACTTTTAGGAAATTGGACAGGTAAAAAAATTGCATGGTATGGTACATCAATACCAGCAGGTTATCCATTATTTACTACTGCATCTAAATACCCTGACCAAATTGCATTAGACTTAGGAGCAACAATAAATAATAAAGCGTTATCTTCATCTAATATGAGGGCATTTAAGGTTGATGGGAATGGTGTACAGTTTCCATTTATTGATATAACTGTATCATCTAATTATAAGAAAGATATGTTAGACTTAATAGGTACAGTAGATGAACCTGATATATTTGTTTTTGATTTTGGAATAAATGATTTTTATAGAGATAGAACAGATTTTTAAACAAATTATATATAATCCTAAATTTACAATATACTAATAGTATTACCGTAATATTATAATACACAAAAACAACAGATTAATAAATATTTTATATATTTGCTCAATAATTGTTTAATTTAAAACCAAAAGAAAATGAAAAACATTTTAATTTTAGCTTTAGTTTTTATGTTCTCGTTAAGTTCCTTTGCGAGTTCGATTAAGATTGCGACGAATCCAGTCACGGAGAAAAAGGAACGAAAGGAAGTGTTTAATACTTCTATCGAAAAAACAATTTCTATTGTAATCGCTTCGGAAAATGAAATCTATTTGTACAAGATAGAAAACCGACAGGAAATACAAGGAAATTATTTTAATACTTTTAAAATTAACCCGGAAAAGTTTATCTTTTTAAATCGAAAGGAAATTAAAAAAGATATATCCAAAATAAAGTATAAAAGTGATTTTCGGAAAAGTAATTCAAAAGATAATATTATAAAGAATTATATTGCTGCCGATACTAAAGAAACTCCTTTACTCGAACAGGAAATCGTCCAGAAGGAATAGAAATAATATAAAATTAAAAACCGTCTAAATAAGGCGGTTTTTTTTTATTTGTAAAAGATTAGAAATTAATTTATAATTTTACAGCGTTGGAAGGGAACAATAAAAAAAATAATATTAATCTTTTAAAATTAAATCAAAATGAGTTTTGAATGTAATTGTCCGGAGCCAAACAGTTTAACTCCGATAGAAACAGAAAACTGTAGAGTTGATTTGAAGCAAGTACAGAGATACGCATTTCAAAGAGATGGTTATCAATTTAATGCTTCTGGTACAACTCCGAATCCGATTTTAGATTTATCATCTTGGCAAGCGTTTATGACTGCTACAGATAACTCGACTATCGTAGTAACTCCATTAATTGGAGCCGATCCTGTAATCGAAGCAGGTGATAAAATAGCAACAGGTGGTGGAGATAACTCGACACTAAATGGAGTTGAGGAATTGGAAGGTGTAAATCCTTCAAACGCATCTTGTATGTTTAAATCTTTATCCTCTAAAGTAGAAGCACAGATTAAAAAATTAATGTGTGAAAAGAGCTTGACAGTTTATTTATTCCTTCAAGGAGGAAAAATAGCTTGTACGAAAGTTAGTGCTGATGTAGCGAAAGGATTAATCTGTCAAAGCGTGTTCTTGTCAGATAGAAATAATGCCGGGTATGGAACAAGAGATACATTTAAGTTTTCTTTTGCGATGCCAGCAGGGTGGTCTGAAAACCTTGAAATTTATTCTCCAACGTTTAATCCTTTAACTCAATTGTAAGATGTCAAAAGAGATGGTTACGCTAAAAGCGAAAGATTCAAAAGGAGGAGTAAAAAAGACTTTCGACGAAAGTCAAGCATTAAAACTTCTTAAACTCCCAAACAGCCAGTGGGAGTTGGCTGACGAAAAGTACAGCTATGATGGCAAAGATTTGTCTAAAAAAGGAAAATAAAAGATGATAGTTTCACAAACAGAAGCCGTAGAAATATTGAAATTTCCGAGAAACAAAAAGGAAATAGAATCAGTAAAGATGCAAGAATCCCAGCTCCGAGTATTTACGGAGGAAATGGACGCAGCCGAACTTTGTGAGGAACCATATTGGACAAAATTAAAAGAGAAAATGAAAACTCGTTTAGACAAAAAGTTTGAACGAGTTTTCGAGTTTTCTCGATTTCCGCTTCCGATTACACAAATAAGTGATTCGATATTAACCGACTATTTTAAAGTATTTGATGGGAAAAATAGACACTTTAACATAGATGGCGACAGAGATTTAAACTTATTAAATAATTGGATAAAAGATAGTAATATAGAAGAATGGATTGAGGAGAAAGCCAAGAAGGTGTTTAAAAACAAACCTTGTTCCTTCGTCGTTATAGATATAAATGAAAAAGGTAAGCCGTATATGATTTTGATAGATTCGTCGAGAATCATAGACGCAGAATTTGATTCAAAGGGAGAAATCGAATATATATCTTTTTTACATTCTATAGAAGAAAATGGAGACAAAAAAATCGCTTTCTACGATGCACAAACATATTTCGTATTTACTAAAAGAAAGGAATCAGACACATTTGATTTATATTCAGAGAATCCTCATAACATAGGATATTGTCCAGCGACACCGTTTATATCAGAACTTACGAACGGGAGAAATAAGTTCAAAAGAAGGGTGGCATTTTCTTCTGCATTATCTAAAATGGAGGATTGGACTTTATTCGATATTTATAGAAACTTTACGGACCATTATGCACCTTTTCCGGTTACGGAAGCACCAAAGAAAAAATGTCCGAATCCAGATTGTCAAAACGGAACTTTAACAGAAGAAGTAATCCCGGACAAAAGCCAACCCGATAAAGTAGAAAAGATTTACAAAGAATGTCCTATTTGTGCAAAAGATAAAGGAAACTTTATTGGACCAGGAACACATATTGGAATAAACGTTAAAT